TGAAGCTGAGCGTCTGAATGTTCCAAGTGGCGGCGTCGATGACGGCGTAGAGATTGACACCGTTGACCTGGCAGATGATCCCTTGAGCTGCACCAGCCGTCAACGCCCAGCTGATGGTCATGCAGACGTGGTACAGGCCGTCCCTGCCCGCCGGAACGGTGAGTGTTGCGCTGCCACCCGAGGTCCAGCCGTCGGGGTCGGAGATCTCGGTGCCCCATGTGATATCGGTGGTCGTGCTGGCAGCGATCGATTGCGTTGCATCAGTGAGGATCACAACGGCGTTGCGTGGCACGTACCGGGCGTCAAGCGCGGCTACCGTCGCTGTCTCAGCCGCTGCCTCCAACAGTCGCAGCCGTCTCTCGACGTCGCGGTCGAACAGTCCCTGCGGCATCCGACCTCCCCTGTATGCTGCTCTCGTCGGCGCCGTTCTGGATTAATCCCCTGGTCCGGCGCCGACACTCTTGACGGGGTGCGGATGTTTGAACAGTTCCTCGACTGCGCCTAAGCGTCGGCAGCGGCCTCGTACTGAAACTGGCCCGAGAGAATGTCACCGGAGGCCAGCGCCGCAGTAAAGAGGCTGCCTGAAGCACCCTGATAGCCGGGTGCCACGCCAGTGTTAATGATCGAATACTTCATGGTGGTCGACGAGTTGAGACAGAGCAGACCGCTGTAATCGAACCCCGCCGAGGTGTCGAAGATGTTGCCGATACCTAACCGGAAGTGAACCGTCGCGCCCACTGCCGTCACCGGCAGGGAGATGGTGATGACGTTCGTCGCCGTACCTGAGCTTGTCATGGACACGTTGAAGTAGCCCTGAATCCATCGCCCCGTTCTGGTGTACGCCGATGCCGTGTTCGTCAGCGTCGGCACATTGGACTGCGTTATTACCGGCGTCCAGGCGGTGAGCGCGCCATGCACGGGTCCGGTCGTCGACCACGCAGCGCCGGAGTACGTCGTGAGGCTGTTGGAGTCAGCCTGGTGCGTCAGCGTTCCCTCGCGGGCGCGGGCGGCCAGCGCCGCGTTGCGGGCCGCTGCCGTCGCGAACTCCATCTTTGTCTGAAGTTGCAAATAATCGTCTACGTTTGCCGCCGTGACGGTTTCGCCTGCGGTCCAATCGTGGTCGCCGTTCGCCAAAGTGACTCCTTAGAACGCCAGCACGCCGGCAGATGAATCGAGCACGCCATAGACGGCGCTATCGAGAATGAACAGATCACCGTCGAACCCGTCAGCGGCCTTCGACAGTCGGAACGTGATGCTGTGGAACGTGCCACCGGCACCGATCAACTCCGACATGCCTTCGATGATGACGAACTGGTTGATCGCATCACCGAGACTGTTCGGGGTGTACTTGACCTGGATCGCATCACCGATGTCGAGCGCCAGCACGGCGCCCTGGTCGGCGGTCTCCAGGGCGTGAACGTCGACGGTGATCGCCGCGATGCGGGTGACGGGTTGCGAGTACAGGTCGAGGATGTACTGAGCGAGGGCGTAAGCCTGCGTCTCGTCCTCGAGCGGCATAGCGGACAGCGACAACGACCACACCTTCTGGAACGTGTCGATCGACGTCTCGTCCTGCACGGTCTGCTTGGTCATCCCGTACGGGTCGACGCTGACCCGGTTGTAGAGCAGCTCGGTGCCGTAGTCGAGCTCGATGGCTGAGTAGAAGATCCCGGTCGGGTCCGTTGCCAGGTCATCGGAAAACAGTGGATTACCTACAGCGGTGTACGAGTGGTCTTTGCTGAAGTAGGTGAGCACGCCGTCACGGGTGACGAAGAACTGACCGAGGTCGCACTTGGCGACAAGCTGAGCGTAGTTGAGGACGTTCGATCCCCAGCTGACAGCGTCGCCCTGGAGAGTGGTGCCCGATCCACCATCGTCGAAGTTGCGCGATGCCGGATACTGCACCTCGGTGCGGTCGCAGATCGCCGTCAGTCGTTCCGCCGGGGTGTCGCCTGCTGTGGCGGTCCACTCGTCGAACTCGGCGCTACCGAGCGAGGCCAGACCATCGGCGGCGTCGAACTGGACGACGCTGTCACCGTCGATCGGCTGCACATAGTTGAGGTCGTCGATCAGGCCGTCGAAGCGGACGTAGCCGTTAGTGTTGACCGTGATCCGCTTGCCCGGTCGGATGTTGCCGTAGTACGGGCCCGGTGCGTAGGTCGGGTCCCAGCCCCGGTCGTAGTTGTTGATCTCCACCGAGGCGACGCCGGTCATCATCTCGTCGAGCAGCCGTTCCCGACCCCTGTCGATCGTGATGCTTCGCACGCCCTCGGTGACATCGGTGGCGACATCGCCGGCAAGCACGTAGGTGGCCTGGTCGAGGACGCCGCGAACCGGGTCGTCGAGGACGAACACGGTCGATGAGCCGCTCAGGTCGAAGTAGGCGGTGAGGGTTTCGGTGAGGACGCCTGGCATCAGGACCGCCAGCCGGGGCCGTTGCGGGCTTCCATCTTCTTCAGTGCCTTCATCAGGTCGCGGTCGTTGAACCCAACAGGCGGATAGATGTTGTACGTGTTGCCGCCACCGCCCAGCATCCCTGCTGTCTGACTGGCAGTAAACACTCGCTCGCCGCCACCCATTGCCACAAGCTCAGGCCCCTGTTCGCCAACCAGGGCCAACCCGCGAGCAGCGGACGTCGTACCTGTGGCGTACTCGCGGTGATTGGCAACCTGGGCGTTGTAGATCACTTGGCGAGCGCGAGCGATATGATTGAGCAGCTGTTCCGCCGACGTGATCGAACCGTTCTCGACTTGCGCCTGAATCATCGTGGTTACATCAAGCGGAAGGCCACCGATCTCCTTAGAGTACTCAATGACCTTCTCACGTAGATCGACCATCGCCGACTGATAGTCGCGAGCCTTCTGTGCGGCGTCGTCGGCGCCTTCAGCCAGCGCCGTATTCATTTCCTCGCCCTTGACCCTGACATCCTCGAACGAGTTCTGGATGTCGATCCAAGCTCTTTCTTCCGAGAGCTTGTCTGTCAGCACCTCCCACGATGCCGCCATGTTGTCGGTCGCTCGTTGCGCCTTGTCGGCTTGGCGGGCAGCTTCGCCGAGAGCAGCACTAGCGTTCGCTACGGAGATCCTTCCATCCTGGGCATTGAGTCCCATGTGCTCGAACGATGCAGCGGCCTCTACGGTGGCGTCCTCGACCTTGGGGAGTGACGCTGCCATCTCATCGATCTTCTCGATCGATAGCTCGTACTTGTCGATGAAGTCTTGCGACGTCTTGTTACCAGCCTCAGCAGCCGCGACCACCTCGCGTAACGACTGAACGACTGCGGTGGCTGCCTCTGGGCTTTTCTCCGCAAGGTCACCGAATGCCTTGGCGAAGTTGCGAACAGATTCACCACTACCGCCGGCCAGTTGATCGAAGAACGACCCGACGCCGTGCTGCAGCTTGTCGATCCCTGAGCGAGTGTTACCGGTCTCGGTTATCAAATCCTGAAAGGCGTTGATGACCTTGTAGACCTCGCCGGAGTCCATTGCATCGTTCAGCTCTTTGAACGAGTCGGCCCCAGCTTCACCGCCAAAGGCGAGATCGTTCAATGTGCCGACGAGAGTGGAAACCAGCGGGATCAGCTTCGACCCGAGTTGCACCTTCATATTCTCGAACTGTGCGTTCAAGATCTTCATCTGACCGGCGAGACCGTCGGAGGTTCGGGCGAAGTCGCCTTGAGCGTCTGTAGTCTGCTCGAAGATCGCCTTCTGTGCAGCCATCACTTTCTGCTGCTGGGTGAGAGCACCGTTGCCGTCGTAGATCCCCATCTTCATGGCGGTCTGCTTCAGCGTTGCATCGTCAAGAAGGACACCGTAGGCGCGGATCGGCTCGGCCTCACCGCGCAGAGCAGCGCCGATCGCCTCGATCGCCTGCTCCGGTGACGTGTTAGAGAACGACGCCATGTCAGCAGCAAGCCCGGTCAGGTCCTGGGCGAACACGGCAAGGTCATCGCCGGCAAGCCCAGCACCCTTGCCGAACGTCGCGAACGTCGCCTCAGCGTCGAGTGCCGCCTGCTGCGAGAGACCCAATGAGGTGGCGGCGTTCTCGGCGAAGGCGACAACCGTGTCAGACGCCTCGCCGAAGATCACCTTCGACTTGCTGACTGTCTCGTTGTAGTCAGATGCGGCGCTGACGGCGTCGGCGGCGAACGCGCCAACGGCGACAGAAGCCACACCAGCCGCAACGGCGATCTGTGCGCCGTGACCCTTGGTGGATGACGCGAACTTTCCGCTAGCGTCGTCGGCGTCCTTCAACGCCTTCTTGTAGTTCGACGAGTCGCCGACGATCTCTACCTTGACCGGCTTGTCAGCCATTGCTCACCACCTCAGAACAGAGCGTCGATCGACTTGTTGACTGCTGTCCGTACGCGCTTGGTGACCTCGCCACGCTTCTCGTCGAGAGCGACGTAGATGAACCGGCCATGCTTCGGGCCCGTACCGGACTTCGTCCACGGACCTGACACGCCACGCGTAAACCCGGTCCGAGCGCTGCGCGTGCCGAAGTCGAGCCACCCGTAGTACGGGACGGACGCCTTGCCGCCTTGCACGTAGGCGCCCTTCATTGTCGACC